CTGCACAGTTGTCACATAGCCCGCCAGATCACCATTGGCAACATAACCCGAGAGATCAATTGCACCAACTGCCGTGGCCACTTCGGTCCCAGTAGCAAACCCGCTGTTGTTAGTTAGTTCCGAGGTGTTATGCCCGGAAAGACTTATGCGAGCAGCGTTGATTGTCCCCGTGGTAATCCGTGCACCATCAATCACAGTTTCATCAGCCGCTATTGCCTCAGCGACTTGCGCGGAGGTTATCTGGCCTTCGGCTAGTGTATCAGCATACGTCTGAGCAGCCCCTTGAGCAGCATCTGCTTCGGCTTGGGTAATAAAGGCTGAAAGATCCGGGAGATCGCTGTTAATAAGGTATGTCGAAAAGTCCAGCGCAGCTACTGCTGCGGCTGCGGCTGCTGCATCAGTTAGAGCCTGAGCGGCTGCGACTGCTGCGGCGTTTGCTGTGGCCTGTGCGGCTACTGCTGCTGCGTCAAGATTCGTCCCAGCTGTTAGCGTGCCAATATTGACCACCACAACATCCGAGAACTTGCCAACCGTGTTGCGATAGCGTGCTGCTATGTTGTACAGCTGCACATCCTGCAGCCCGGTGATTGTGTGCGACAGTGATTCCGCTGGAAGAATTGCCCAGACATAAACAGTCTCGGCGTTTAATTTGTAGCCGATTTCAACGTAATCGATCTCGGAGGTTCCGGTCTCAATTTCATCCCATGTCACAGTCGCTTCCGTGAGAGCCGTTCCGTCATCGTTTAGCAGAGTGGCTGTCGATGCGGTGACGCTTTGCATAACAGCAGGCTGATCGAACAGGCTGGGAGTCATGTTCAGGGTCACGGCCTCAGCGGCCTCGTCCCCCACACTCCACGGATAGATCGTCGCGTCATAGATCTGCGCCTTAACTGTGACAGTGAGGTCAGCATTCATTGAGGTCTCACGAACCCGGTAAAGCTTGCTGACAATATCCAGCGCATCGTTAGAGACTGTTATGACATCACCGCATTCCAAAGCCATTGCCTGTGGCTGTGTTTTAAAGGTGACATATTCCTGAGACCGAGATTCGCGGACCGCAAACTCAGCCATGTCCCTTGCTTGATAAAAATCGGTGACACCTGTTAGCTCAAACTCCGAGTGCAGGTCCTCGTCGTTGTCATAAGCCTTATAGGCTAAATGCAAAGCACTATTGGCTGCAGGCCAGCTAACAGTGTCGTCCTGGTAGCCTTTGTTTTCGTTCGGAAACTTTACAGTTACGCGATTGGTTCTTTTTGAGCGATCTGCCCATCCAAGACTAACACCGCCTAAAATGTTGTCATTACTGAACGACATCACAGCAGAGCCTTCTTCCTCCATCAGTAGCTTGTATTTGCCATTGACAAAAGGCAACGAGCCTTTCATTGTCTTAAGGATTTCAGCACAATTGTCTATTGTTGAGTTGTCGGATTCTAAGACAAGGTTTGTGGTGTAGCGCTTGCGACTGCCAGAAGCCTGTCCAACCCTGTAATCGGGAAATGTGTCCCCGATCTCTATCGCGACTGTTGTGCCGTCGATCTCGACATAGATCACCGTCGGTTCTGCAGCGACTGGCTCATCTGGGAGAGACACCATTGCATCACACGAGTTTGCCGCTGCAATAAAGGATGCAATATCAATATCTGCTACCAATAACTCTCTGCCGTAGTCGGCCAGTAAATAGTCGAGCAAACAGAGCGCCGGATTATCTGACCATGACTTGACCGTCGGATTGTAAAAGTTCGTGCGTGGATCCCAGACCTTCAGGCCCTGGACCTCAGCAGTGACATTAGGCTCGCCCTGGTACTCTGGTTTTTCCGGGTGATAGTAAAATCGGGACCAGCTCCAAGCAAGGTCATCGCCCTTCATTGATGCGTCAATTGCAGTAAGCCCCGAAGACATGGCCGAGAACATTGTTTGATTAGGGTTCCCGTGCTTTGTAAGAATACGTGCCCACGCCCTTGACCCATTTGCGAAGCGAGTGTGACTCGTTTTGTCACCGTCGATTTTATAGTTTCCAATTGAGTGAACTGGACCCTGGCACCAAACGTCGAGACGATGCAGGAATTCTTTATTCTTATGGGAGCTGTCTAATTCAGATTCCTTATAGTGTATGTACGCAGAGTCCCAGCCGGATGAGGTTTTCAAACTTAGATTTGAGACCCCTTTCCATGCGTTGTCCGTACCAATGCGCCGTTTACCGTAGACCATTTTAATCGGATTTGAACCGCCCTCTTTCGCGATCATCATCCCAGCCTGCTTGCCTTGCATCTTAGCCTGCATTTTTGCCATTAGTGCGGCACCACCAACAACGACTGCGACTACTGCCGCTATAATCCATCCAATAATCATGTTAATACCTTATTTTTTGCCCCAACCGATGTTGCTCATTTCGTCGTGGGCATACTTGAAAAAGCGATCTCCGGGAAACAAATCCTGCTGCAACCTGTCGGAGCTATACCGCCCAGACATTTGGTTGAAGCTTGCCCAGTGGCTCGTGAGTTTGATTGTTAAATTTGAATTGCTGCCGCTTTCACGCACGCTAAAACTGTCGAGAGTGCCCTTGTATAAAATAACGGGCTCACCTTGAATAACATCATCGACCAGTATGGCCAGCTTGATAACTGCGCTCAGTCCTCGATAGTTTCCCGCTGCATAAGCCTTGGCCAGTGTGTTGGCCACGTTGCTTAGCTCGAGGCTGTAGGTTGCAAGGTTGAGCTCTTGGGTCTTATTAATGTTTGCAAATTTAACGAGCAACCCATTTGAGACATAGGTAGTAGTGCCAACAGTCAGATCAGAACCGTGATTGGTGTAGTGCTGCCCAACAGGCAGGTCCACTAAAAAGCAGTATTCAAAGTTGTCAGCAGTTAACGCATTGAGAAACGCTGTCGAGAATGTCTGCATCAGATTCGCTCCATCACATCAATCTCAAACCGGACCAGGCCGTCTTGACCATACGAAATAGCTTGGATGTCGCTTTTCAATGAGACGCGCATAAACACATCGTTAATTTCAGCTGTACCACCCGGGGTTATGCGAGCCGGGTAGTCACCACCGTCAGTCTTGGTCATGTAGAGTTTTGAGTGGTTGCTGTAGTTGTAATATTCCCCGGTGGCACCAGCAGCTGTACCAAATACCGGGAGCTTGATATAGAACACACCTGAGCAGCCAGCCTGTTCCATAAGAAATGCATGTATGGCAGAAAATTGCGTGCGAGTCATCGGTTGATAGACTAGCGTGGCCTCAAATCGTTGGCCCCCAATTTTACGCGTAAGGATTTTGCCCGACAAAGCCTCAGATTTGAGAGTTTTAACCTTTGACTTGATTTGAAAGGAGATTGGCTCGGGGCTCACAGGGAGTAGCGGTGTTGGCATTAAAATGCTCCTTTTCTTAAAATAAAGGCTCCCAGATTGACCCGTGCCGCACACAGCAACCTATGCCCTGATGTTTATATAGGCAAAGTGCTTTGTGTGACACGGAGTCGTTATGGAGCTATTTGACTTTTAGGGGCCTAAAACGGGCTGTTTTGTGCCGATTCGTTATAGATTTCCCTGATCATGCCCTCAAACTGGCCCCTATTGTTGCGGAGCATCGCTTCGACGTTTTCAGCATCTGAGCCATTCACGTTAAAGTTGAGGGTTGGGTTGTTGGTGACTTGGTTGTTGTTTGAGTTGCCAAGGAATTGCTTGAGGTCACCGTTGAGTCTGCTGTCAACAACCCGCTCGCCTTTGTCCAGCAAGTAGGTTCCTTCCCGGGGCACACTATCAATACCATCATGAGCCTGGCCAGCAATTGCCATCGTCTTTGCAACAGCTGTGGTTGCAATAATACCCGCGGATGCAGGCGCTGCGTTGGCACCAAATGAGGCCAGCGAGGCCATTGCTGCTGCTGGTGCATACGCTGCTGCCATAGCTGAACCAGCGGCAACAGACGTCGCAACACTGGTTGCAATGCCTGCGACTTCCATAGCCTTCATAAGCGTTTGCTGGAGGACCCAGTTCACACCCATTTCAACAAAGCTGCCAATCACCTTATCCAGAATCATGCTTGCAATGTTTTTTAAGCCATCGGATAAAGAAGTGACGCCTTTAATAATATTTGTAAACACATTTGAGATAGGCTGTGCCATGTCCTCAAACGCACCACGCATAGTTTCAGCGGCAATCGTCATTGACTCTAGCTTCTCAGTGCTTAACCCTGAAGGTGTTACACCTGCAGCATCTGCACCCGCTTCACCAAAGTCTGGTGAGCCATCTTCATTTACCTGTTCACCCGGGACACCACCTGAAGACTTAATTCCCAGCGCATCTTCTAGCGGCTTAAAGCCAGCAGTGCGTGCCAGGATGGCGGCTTTCAGTTTATCAATATTGGAAATAGTTGTTTCAGTATCAACCGTGAGGGTCAATGGTGGAATTGCGTCCAAGAAGCTAAATTTAGCTGCCGCTTCGTTGTATAGCTTAATGCCTTTATTAATAAAGTCCGCAATGTTTTTCAGTATTTTGTTAAACACTTTTTCAATTGCTAGCTGCATCTTTTGAATCCCCATGCGAAGGCGGTCAAAAGCATTAGGCAGGGTTAAGGTAAAACTTTTAAAAAGGAATTCAGATACTGCGCTCCAATTTTCATGGATTTTGCGAGCTGCGTAGCCAAATGCAATAACCAACAAAGTGAGTGCTGCACCTATTGGGTTTGCCATAATAATTACTGTTAGTGACTTAATGGCAAAGCCCAGGGCTACGATTGCCGGTATTGCAATGGTATAAATAAACTGCGTTGCAAAGACCTCAAGATTTTTGCCTAACAGGTCTAAACCGGTTGCAAGCGTTTTTGTAAACCCAAGAGATTTGTCAGCGCTCACTGCCATTTCTGTAAAGCGGTTTTTTACCGTTGTTGCTGCTTGGCTTACGGTCATCTCCATTGTTGCTACTGATTTACTTGTGCTATCAAAGGCCTTAATAAGAATGGGCATAATCTTGGCAGCTGTGAGCTTGCCATCTGCACCCATTTGTTTTAGTTCACCACGTGTAACATTGAACCCTTTCGCCAACTCGCCTGCTAACACGGCGTTGTTTTCCATAACAGAGCGAAGCTCATCACCGTTTAATCTACCAGCAGCTAAACCCTGGGCCAACTGCCTTGCGGAGTTAGCAGCTTCAAGCGTGCTTGCACCAGACAACAGGAATGTGTTGTTGACGGCTGCAGTAGCCTTTGCAAGCTCTTCCTGGTTAATGCCCAGGTCTGCGGTTGCAATAGCCATTTTAGTGTAGACATCACCTGTTGCTGCAATGTCGCTCCGTGTCACCCTGGCAATAGTCGCAATGTCTCGCATTGCTATGGCTGTTTTCTTGGTGTCTTTTGTAAGTGCAAACATCCTGTTTTTTAGGTTTTGCATTTGATCAGCGAGCTTAATCATTGTGCCAGCACCAGCAAGTGCCATAGCACCAGCCATAAGACCGACTGCCTTAGTGATTTCTCTAAAGGCCTTGTTTGCTCTCTTCTTAAAGCGAGCTGTGGCCCGCCCCGCCTTATCAAGCTCTTTTCTGTAGCCGCCAGAATTCGCGACCAAGTCAACACTTAGTCGTGCTAATGTAGCCATAATTATTTCCTTTTGTTTTTTCTTGCTTGGGCCTTCACACCCTTTTCAATTGATTGGCGTAGGGTTCTGCGGAATCGCATAAACACAGCTTTCTCTTTGCCACGAATTGCAGGGCGTATAAACGGGCGTTCCTTGACACCCCGGTCGCTTTGCCCAAACTCAATTTGTAGAGCTTGATTACCGCCACGCTCACGGTTTCTTTTGCCGCCGTAACCAACATTGATTGATGTGACCATGAATGCTTTTTTGCTGAGCTTCTCAAGTCGTGCAGGAGCGGAGGTGCTTGAAAAGCGGACGGAAGCCTTTAGGCCACCGTCTAGTTCCGGAGCAGTCCGTTTGATTTGTTCAAAGTTTGGCAGTAGTGCTTGCTTTGCTGCGTCCCTTGCAGCCTTACCTCTTATCTTGAGATCAAGCTGCATCAACGCTTCATTTAGCTCGCTAAGGCCACTGATCTTGACTTTCACATAGTCCTTACCCATTACTATTCTCCGCTAATGATTTGAAGATCGCCATTTGAGCTTGCTGCTTTTTGCGGCGATCGATCATGGAGATCTCACGAGGTTGTGTGTATATCGCTATGAAGTCTGTAGGCAGTAATGCTTTTTTGTAGTTCCCGCTGCTGTTTGCAACGGCTGAGGCAATGAGACCTGCCCGATAATCTGCGCGGTTTTCCCCGAATGGTTCCAGGGTGCTATACGCCATCCACTCGGCCAACTCAAGGCTGCTTATACGGTTTTCTAATTCCCGCACTGTGCAACCAAGGTGACCCGCCAGTCTGAACTTAAACCGGCGGATCGGATCTCTTCTTAGTTTCCCTCAAGCTCCTCAACATCAGCATCAGACATGCCAGACATTTGGCGGGCAACTTCAAACAGGCGGTTCATAACCTGGGCATTCTTCTTACCCAATTCTACAGCGTCGCTATCTTTAAAAATGCGTTCGCCGTCATCTGTACATAGCGTCAACACTACAAGCCTTGCTCGCAGGTTATCCATGTTGGCTGCTGCACCAATTGACATTTCGAAGTGATCACGCTCACGGGCCGTTAAGCCGCGCACGCACACATCACCGCCCCACTCAGGCACTTCTACCTTTTTAATATCAAGATCTACAACTTTAAAAATACTTTTCCTATCTAACATGTTTGTCTCCAAATAAAATAAGAGACGACCCCCAGGGCGGGAGCCGTCTTGTGGTGCTGCTTTACTTAAGCAAGTGCAAACGCAACAGCGCCGTCAATTGCGATTTCAACGTTTGCAGTAACAACATCTTCAACAGGCGTGTCGATTGAGTAGCCTGAGACATAACCAGTGAAAGTTGCCTGTGCGTCTTCAGCCCCTGATACCCATTTGACTGCGAAAACCTGTGCGTCTCCAGAATCAAATACAGCTTTTAGAGCGGTGTGACTTGCGTCACCGCAGACCCAGTTAAGTGTGAGTGAAAGAGTTCCAGAGTCTTTTTGGCCGACCAGCTTTTGCTTGTAGTCTGTGCCAAATTTGTTGTACTCAATAATGTTTGCAGAAAGCTCTAAGGTACCAATAGAGGCTACTTCAGCAATTTTAGTAGTGTTGTCGGCAGCAGTTGCTGTTGTTGCCAGCATGTGAAGCTCGGTTGCTAGACCGTGGAATGGAGTTGCAATAGCCATATTTTAAATCCTTAATTTGTATAAATAGTTAAACTAATAATATTCCGATAGAGCTTGAGCTCTTCTTCATATGTATTTATTGCTGAGGTGATTTGGGCACTGGTTACACTGAAAGTGCCCATTGGGCCGTGCATGCCGTTTAAGAGCTGATCAATGTGGCCACTGAGCTCGCGCAGTGTTTCGTAACTTGGGCTGTAAACAAGCAAAGTAATATCGTGCCGAATTACTGTTTCCATTGACCCAGTCTGCGGGGCACGGTGGCCTCCGCTAATTTCAAAAACAATAGAGGTTGTTGTTGTACCCTGTGGGAGGCGCAAAGCGTAAATGCTCGCTCCTACGGCCGTGCTAATGTCAACGTCATTTAGGAGGTGACTACGAAAGTGTGGATCAATCATTATGTACGCTCCTCACAAATCATTTGTATTTCGCGGTTGTTGAGTTGGACGTTGGCCACCGCAATGATTTCAAGAGTCATGCCATTCAAAACCAAAAAGGCTGATCGCGGTAGCGCGGCTAGCGCTGCGTAATATCTAAAGCGCAAATCAAACTCTGTTTTAGATACTACTGTTTCGCCTGTGGAGTATTCTCTGCGTGGCTTAGTTGTTGCGCTGCAGGCAAATACCCCAAGAGAAGTTGCACCACTTTCAATTTCCCCAAAGTGGTTGGGTGTTGCGTTTGGGATAAATATTTCGGCCTTGTTGTTTAACTTTCCAGCTCGCATGTCATCACCTCAACTTGTATGGGTGAAGGAGATCCTTTGCAGCGATCACTGGCTTAAGGGCTTTGATATTACTTCCGATAATCTCGTTCTCCCGGTTTTCCCAAAGACTGGCTGCAATAAGTAAAATCGCCATTTTGATGGGGGACGGGACTGCTGGGGAGGCTGTCCCCACGATATGACTCACATTGATAACATCAACCTCATTGGCAACATCAACAGGCCACTCTGTTCCCATTGCTGGATAAATGTGGATTCGACCATTGCGCTTGAGGACTCTGTACTTTTCAGAGGGTAATACGACAGGCAAAAAATAGCTGTCCATATAAGTTATTGATGTGACAAATTGACTAACGCCACCATCTAAAATAAGTGGCTGCTTTTTATTACCATTAGTTTGTGGAAACCTATCAAAATACTGCGTCATCGCCCGAGTGATAAACATTCGCCCGGTGTATTGCTCAGCAAAATTTGTTGCGGCTTCAATCATGGTGATTGCCATGTTGAGCTCACCTTGATCCGCTGTTGTGTAGACAATATGCTTGAAAAACTCACCCGTCGTAACCGGGAAAGTCGCTGGCGATCCAGACACAACAACTGGGACTGCGTTGGCTTGAACCCATTCCGTTGTATAGAATTTTAGCTGTTGAGCTTCAAGGTCAAACCACAAATCACCTTCGAGCGCGTCAGTGGGCTCTGTAGCTGATACGGTTGTCCCACGGGATTCCTGTTGCAGTGTTGTGATCTGTGCCGCAATTACGAGAGGATTGTCACTGACTAATGTCGGAGCATTTGTGACGTCTCCGATGTACAACTTTGCGTCGGCTGAGTTGTAGAACATAGCTCCTGAGAGCAAGATTGCCGGGACGTGTCCGACGACACCCGACCTGTTGATTTGAACTTGTGACATTGTTTGTCCTTTCGTTAGTTACCGAACAACACTTGCAAGATTCAATTGATCTCTTCGGCCTCAGTGTCATCGTCGAGACATTGATTGGATGAAAATTGCGGGAGGTCTGTTGCAAAATCCGGGTGTGAGACGTAACTCTCAACGCTGGTGCATTCTAGTTTTTCTTCAATTGCCGTATAGCCAAAGCTGTCGAGCTCAGGTGTTCTTACAAGCTGCCGTTGTTCGATTATTTTATCTTTATGATGCTTGGTCATAACCTGTTTCATATTTTTACCTCGGAATCAGTGCAAGATACTTGCTAAAGATTTTCTAATTGAGTTATGCGAGCCGCTAGCTCTTGAATAGTTTTGACTAGTAGCGGTACGAGCTTGCTCTGGTCGACTCCTTGAAGGAGGTCCACTGTCCGGGTCACTTGGGTCTCTGTTCCATCTTCAGTCATTACTGTTTCTGTGACTTCTTCAGTGGCGTCTTTCTCACCTGTAACAGCTTCGGGGAGATGCTCTTGCAGTTCGTGTGCAATAAAACCATCGCTACGCTGCTGCCCATCGATCCACTTAAAGTTGACAGCGTTTATGGCAAGCAGGCGCGCTGTCGCATTGCTAATAGGCTGTAAATCTTCCTTGAGGCGGTAGTCAGAACTGGTTGAGTATTGAGTCGAGTAGTGGCTGCTGGTTATTTTGCCCTTAACAACGCCAGAACCATTTTGAAAAGCTATATGCCAATTTTGTGGATGATAGCCTGTATAGGTGCTGACACTGCCCTTTGATATTATTGTCGCAGTGGCGTCACTGGTGTTTGAAGTGACTGGATTTACAATAAGCTGCTGGTTAGCCCGTGTTACACGGTTAGACGATCCACCGACAGAGAACCGCGCGCTGTACCCATCTGCAACTGAAAAGCCAGCTGACGCATTGCCCATTGCTACAAATAGAGAACCTGCAGTGTTGCCGGGATCTTTATTTAAGCTTGCGCCGCTAGCACCAATTCTAAAAGCATTTGCAGTAACAGTGCCAGTTACCGTCCCACCTGCAAGCGGTAAAGCATTGAGCGCTCCGTCTGCACCAGCGGGACCTTGTGATCCAGTGTTACCTGTAGCACCTTGTGGCCCGGTACTTCCAGTGTTACCTGTACCACCTTGTGGCCCGGTACCTCCAGTGTTACCTGTAAGCCCTCTTGGACCTGTACCACCTTGAGGACCTGTACCACCTTGAGGACCTGTGCCACCTTGTGGTCCTGTACCGCCAGTGTTACCTGTAAGCCCTCTTGGACCTGTACCACCTTGTGGTCCTGTACCGCCATCGTCGCCATTAGTTCCTGCTGCGCCTGTAGCACCTTGAGGACCTGTACCACCTTGTGGTCCTGTACCGCCAGTGTTACCTGTAAGCCCTCTTGGACCTGTACCACCTTGTGGTCCTGTGCCGCCATCGTCGCCATTAGTTCCTGCTGCGCCTGTAGCACCTTGTGGACCTGTACCTCCAGTGTTACCCGTACCGCCTTGTGGTCCTGTACCTCCGGTGTTACCCGTAAGCCCTCTTGGACCTGTACCACCATCGTCGCCATCAGTTCCTGCTGCGCCTGTAGCACCTTGTGGACCGGTACCTCCAGTGTTACCTGTAAGCCCTCTTAGACCTGTGCCACCTTGTGGACCTGTACCTCCAGTGTTACCTGTAGCACCTTGTGGACCTGTACCACCTTGTGGTCCAG